GCTTTTTCTTTGAAGCAAAACTACTTACATTAGAACGGAGAAAACATGTATGTCATTACCTACTTTAACACCAACATCAACCACATCAGCAATAGTTTTACCAAAGACAGCCACCTTTAATGGCTCTACTGCTGCTCTTTCGGAAGTTACAGATGCATGCCCGATAGGAGCCTATTCTGGTTCTGCTGCTTTCGTCACAGGAGCAGTCGCTCAAGTTGCCTTTGTGTACAAAAGATTGGGTGGAGATGTATTAGATGTCGAGATAACAAGTGGAAGTGTATTTGCCGCTTATGAAGAGTCTTGTTTAGAGTATTCTTATATTATAAACATGCACCAAGCTAAGAACGTAATTGGTTCTGCTCTAGGTTCAGAAACAGGTTCTTTTAATCACCGAGGTGAAATAACAGATGGTCCTCAAGATTACGCTTTAAAGTACCCTAAATTCTCATTTGAGACCGCTTTTCGTATTGGTGACACATTTGCCACTGAAGCAGGAATAGGAGGCACACAGACCATTTACAGCGCTTCTTTTAACAGAGTTAGTAAGCAACAAGACTACGATCTTCAAAACATTGTTTCCTCCTCCGCTTTTGATACAGATAACTCAGATTTCCCTTACTATAATAAAATGAAAAATAATCCAAGAATCAAAGTAAGACAGGTTTACTATGTCACTCCTCGACAAATGTGGAGGTTTTATGGTTACTACGGTGGGATAAATGTTGTTGGAGATTTTCACAATTACGGTCAATATGCTGATGAGTCGACATTTCAAGTCATTCCGGCTTGGCACAATAAACTTCAGGCGATGTCATATGAGGATCACCTTTATACTAGAACATCTCATTATTCATACGAGATAATAGATAACCAGTTAAGAATATATCCAATACCAGACAGTGTTTCTCCGGAAAAATTCTGGTTTAGATTCACAATTGAAGATGGTGATATCTGGAATGATGATGTCGCATCTGGTCAAGATGGTGTAAACAACATGAACACCCTTCCATTTGAAAATCTTCCGTATGAAAATATCAATTCAATTGGTAAACAATGGATCAGACGATATGCCTTGGCTGTTTGTAAAGAGATCCTTGGCCAAGTTCGAGGAAAGTTTGGCGGAAACGTTCCAATTCCCGGAGACAACATAAGTTTGAACGCATCAGATCTATTAAGTCAGGCGAAGGAAGAGAAACAAGCTTTAAAAGAAGAACTACAAAAGCAACTAGACGAGACAACCTACAGCAAACTCATAGAGACCGATGCTGCTATGACCGAAAAGGCGAAAGATATCATCTCAGACGCACCTCTCAAGATTTTCGTAGGATAACAATATGGCTGATAATAAATGGAAGAAACCAGATGCACCACCTCCCCCAATGTTTCTTGGGGAGAAGGAAAAGAATCTTGTAAAACAAGTTAACGATGAGATTATTGAACGAGTTGCAGGTCAACAGTTGCTTTACTTTCCAATTGATATTGATCATACTAATTTTCACCCGTTATACGGAGAAGCAATAGAAAAGACTTTCTTGCCACCGATAAGAGTATTCGCAAGAGTTGAGTATCAAGGTGTTGAAACCAATTTTCTCGAGAATATGGCTCTTGATAAGAAGACCGGTTTAAAGGTTATGTTTCACAAGAGACGTTTAACAGAAGATCAGGACCTATTTATTAGAGAAGGTGACTTTATAAAGTATGGAAAGATATTTTATGAGATAGTCAAGACGAATGAACCCAAACACTTGTTTGGACAAGCAGATGTGCAGTTTGAAATCATAGCAGACTGTATTAGAGCACGAGATGGAGTATTTAATGCCGAGTAACGATGAATATATACACTTTCAAGCATCGACTATAGAGACGATTGATACTGGTCTGTACGAATGGGTTGACAACTCTTTGGATGTGCATACAAAAACTAACAAGGGTATATATAAGGTCCCTGTTTTGTGGTTAGGTTCGGAAAGAGTATGGCAGATCAAGAAAGACGTCAGAATTCGAGACAAAGTGGGAAAACTTATCTTACCTTTAATCACGATTAACCGCTCTTCTATGACCAAAGATCCGAACTTCAAAGGTGCATACCAAGCAAACATTCCTGAAAATGGTGATTACCGCGGAGGAGCAGAACCTGCTGGTTCTACAATAAACCAAGATAAGACAAAGAACTTTCAATCAACTATAAAGCAGCGAGAGCTTGACAATGCACAACAAACAGGCAAACTTGATGAGAACAATCAAATTGTCTATAACAATTACACCGCACCTATTCCTGTTTATGTCACAATGGTTTATTCTATAACTCTTAGAACCGAATATCAGCAACAGATGAACGATCTATTACAACCTTTCATTGCTACAACAGGACAAATAAACTCTTTCATATTTAAGAAAGATAATCACAAATATGAAGCATTCATACAGCAAGAATTTTCAATGAACAACAATACTGCGAATGTTGGAGAAGACGAGAGAATGTTCGAGACCAAGGTAGAAATAAAAGTGCTCGGTTACCTTAGTGGCGAAGGCTATTCTAGAAAGAAACCTTTGTTGGCAAGGAGAGAAAACCAAGTAAAAGTTAGGTTCACTTCCGAAAGGAGGATGGTTGGAGACAAAGTACCTTGGAAAAAGAAAGATAAGGATTATAGAGAATAAAGCGTTTGAGCTTTTATACTACTATTTATAAGAGATAAATGTATTAATAAGGAGATATTTTAATGCCTAGAAAATTTGATTTTGTTTCACCCGGTATTCTAATGAATGAGGTTGATGAATCCCAGATACCACCAGTGGTATCAGACTCGCTCGGTCCACTGATAATTGGTAGAGCCCTATCAGGCCCAGCAATGAAGCCTATAAAGGTAAAGTCCATTGACGCTTTCAATGAAATATTCGGAAAAGGAATTTCCGGTAAAGGTGGTTCTGACAACGATGTTTGGAGAGAGGGAAACACTCTCGGACCAACATATGGAGTGTATGCCGCTCAAGCTCACTTAGCCTCACAGACAACACCCGTAACTTTTGTAAGACTTCTCGGAGAAGCAAACCCATCTGCGGACTCTAACGCTGAGTATGCCGGATGGTCTGTTAGTACATCAGCTAACCCAAATGAATTACCTGCATCAACAAACACAGCATATGGTCTTTTCATTATTCCATCTGCTTCATTTGCCGATGCAGATAATGTTGGTTCTGGTTCGCTTGCTGCTGTATTCTACACGCAAGGAGCCGCATTGGCTCTTTCTGGAACGGTTGCTTCAGGATCAGCGACAACAGCATCAGCAGGGACCTTAATAAATTCAATGGCCGGTGCCGCAAACAGATTTAAAATGTGCCTTTACACTTCCGATGCAAAGATGGCTACCGATAGCGGTGCTGCTGCCGCTGAAGAGTTTACTTTTGACCTTACACCCGGCTCAAAAGAATATATCAGAGACGTATTCAATACAAACCCACAAATTCTTGGAAAGGCAAACAAAAACTTTGGACTTACTAATAAAAAATATTTCTTAGGAGAATCTTACGAAGTAGCGGTAGCTGGAAACACAGCAACAACTGCTGGTTCTCAAGTAGGTATTCTTCTTGCACTTGATAGCGGTTCTTTAAACTACGCAGACCACTTCAAAGATATGAAGCCTGCAAAATCTGGTTGGTTCATTAACAGACAACCATCGCAAGAAAAACTTTTCCGTGTTGTGGCTTTACACGACGGAGAATGGCTTCAAAATAACTATGAAATTAACATTAGAGACCTTTCACTAGGAAACACTCTGGTTCCGAACTCAACATTCACCTTAGAGATAGTAAGTAAAGACGGAAATGTTGTAGAACAATATTCAGGACTAAATCTTGATCCTTCATCAGAAAACTATATCTCAAAAGTTATTGGAGATCAGTATCTTGAGTGGGATTCTACAAACACAAAGTACAATGTTCGAGGAGAGTATGGAAACAACTCAGATTACATCTATGTTGAAGTAGCTTCTGCTGTTAAGAATCAACAACTCAATGACAGACATGCTCTTCCTGTTGGTTTCTACGGACCTCTTCGTCCGAAAGGGTTTACTCTTTCTTATGGTTCGAAAGGAGTTAACACACTTGAAGAATATGACACAACCGTAGACGGCGATAAAGCAACAGCTACTATTACTTATAGCGCTGGTGTTATGAGTGACG